CTGGCGATGTAGAGCAGGGAGATCGTAAATCTGCGGCGCGGATTGAGCCAGTTGAATAACCGCTTGATACTGGACCACTCGTTGCGCCATAGTGGCGGCGTTGGGATCAGAGACTGGGATGACCTCGACAAGATCATAGTCAGCCTTCTTTGCTCGCGCTGGAGCTTTTTGCGGTTCATAGTCATAAGAGTCCTCCGTATAGTCACGGATGATGTTCTTTAGGAGTTTGAACTCCTGCTTCATCGCGTGATGTACTCGGGCCTGCACGGCACTCATCGTCTTTAACTGTCTCTCTAAGAGAGCCAGGGTGGTGCCGACAGGTGCTTGGGCTGACATATCTGAGACTTTCATGTCAGCGACTGAGGCCAGACGACGGGCTTCGTCGTTGACCTGATTCAAAAGCAGTAACAGTGTTTGACTCGGCTCCTTGTAGGGCAGAGTCATAATGTTGTCTTTAATCGCCCCGCCCGGGATGTCTACATCTCTAAACTCACCTGGGGCAATCGGGGTGTCGTCACCCTTTACTCGGAGTCCTCGCGCTTTGAGTCCCCCTGGGAGGTTAGCCAAGGATCCCGCGTCAATAAGTTGACGAATAAGCGTTGTGCCTCCACGAGCATACCCACCAATGATATGGATGAGGCCAAGGTTATAAAAACCAAAGCCGGGAATATAGCCATAGTGTATGAAATGGGTTCGCTTGAGCTTGAGGGGGTCGTCCGGGTTCCAGTTCCTGCGAATGGCAAGGATGGTTGATGTGCCTTTATCAATCGTAACGATGTACGGGAGCGCGATTCCATCTTTGTCCTCGTATCCTGGCAGGTCTAAATCAGCCTGAATCTCAAGCAGTGTGTATCTATCGTCTGAAGTCAGCGTAAAGCCTGCCTCTTCCGCTTTCTTTTTCTCGATATCAGTCTGGATAAAGACCGGATCTCCCAACTCTACGTCTCGGTAAAATCCCGCAACCTGAAGCCGCTTTAGTTCGTTCTTGGTTTTGCGCATCACATGGGTGACACGGGGGGCGGTCTCTAAATTAGACGCGCCATAGGGGACGATAACGTCCTCGGCTGTAACAAAGATTGAGGCTTGGCGGCCTAGACTTGGGTCGTAGTAAACCTTTTTAAAGGCTGAACCCTGAAGGCCGAGGGAGTACAGAAGTCTTTCATGCTCGGGTCGATATTCAACCATGACCTCTGTTAACTGATAATTCATATCCGCCTGGACACGCTCGGCGGCTTCTTCTTTAAATTTATTCGGTTGCCCTATGATCTTCGTTTTGACCGGTCCCTTGGCCGGGAAGGTCTCCATGATCGTCTCGGACTGGAATCGAATCGCGGCCTCTGAAAGCAGGGTGGAGAAGATCCCACAGGCACCGTTCCAGGGTTCTGTTCTTTCTTCATATTTAATTCCTAAGACCTCCAGACCCTTGACCAGCATATCGGCCCAGTCTTTTCTGGAGTTCTCGTCATTTTCTACATCTGAGCTTAGATCAGAGCCAAGAGTGCTTAACTCTGAGTCATCCATGTGATCTGCCAGATTGGCGTCAAAGTCTGTGCCCCCAAGTTCTTGGGGTTCAATCTCTATTTCAATACCACCTGCTTTAATGCTCATGGACTCCGGGTCCACAACCTCAATCTCGATTGCCTCTCCGCCTTCCTCAATACCTTCGGGAGCTTGATATAGGGCTTTCTCAATAGCCATGTTTAGTCCTTAGTAATACGCAGCGCGGCGCTGCTTAAAGTACTGAATGTCGTCTTCCTCATCCATTTGGGTTCTTACATAACCACCCTGACGAAACCTCATCATTGCTAAAGAAACCGAATCGACATAGTCGTCATGCTCCCCCTGGGGGAACGAGGCAACTTCTTCAACCACCTCTTCTGCCCAATTTGTGTTAGGTACCCAGACCCTTCCTGAGGCGAATATATCGGAAACGGCGTTTAAACGCGATATTTTGTCGTTTCCTCTGGACGGGGTGAACTCTTGAACCGGAATCCCCATGCTTCTAAGTTCGTAGATCAAAGGAGCGCCGGAGGCTTTCTTTTCCACAATCAGGGCGTCAGGCTCCCAGTACTTAAACTCTTCCAGGGCTTTTTTCTTTAGGGCTGGGAACTCCATCCTGTCCCGAAAAGCATTTAAAAGAATGATGTTGGCCTGTTCTTTACCGGTGTCATCCAAGTGATAAAAAACAGCCCAGGTGGTGCAAGCCGAGTAGTCTGCCCGGTTGTTCTTCTCAAAGGCTGTGTCCCAGGACTGCAGGATCATCTCTGGTTTTGGGGGATCCTCTGGTTCCCAGATCTGCCACCATTCCCTTTTGATAATCGCGGAAATCTCTGAGGTCGGGGTCTGTTGGTACTGGGCCTGCCATTTGCTGGATGGTAGTTCAGTACGTATTGCTTCCAATTCCTTTAGCTTCCAGAACTGAGGCCAGATGGGCTTCCCGTTGGGAAGAATCGCCGGAAGTTCAATTACCTCCCACTGCTCTCCCCCACGTTGAGAAGCTGCCTTGATAACCTGTCCCGTTAAATCTTTCTTAGACCAGCGGGTCATCACCATGACTATCGACCCACCTGGCTGCAAACGCTGCCGGGGTCCGGAGGTGTACCACTCATAGGTCTTGTCGTAGATCTCGGGGGAGGTCTCGGCAACGGTAGCCTCTTGCTCTGAGTGAGGGTCGTCAATAATCAAAAGATCCGCACCCTTACCGGTAACGGCACCCCCAACACCAATGGCAAAGTAGTCCCCACCCTTATGCGTTGACCACCTTCCTGCGGCTTTTGAGTCTACAGACAACTTGGTCTGAAATACCCGTTGATACCCTTCTTGTCCTACCAAGTTCCGGACCTTTCGACCAAACCCCACTGCCAGCTCTGCGGTGTGTGCCGTCTGGATGATCTTCTTTTCCGGATACTTCCCCAGAAACCAGGCGGGGAGAAGATAGGAGGCAAACTCACTTTTTGTGTGCCGGGGCGGCATGTTGATAATCAGCCTTTTAAGCTTCCCCTCAGCCACCCTCTCAAAGGCTTCTGCCATGATTTTATGGTGATTACCAGGAATAAAGGCTGGCCACATCTCCCGAACGAACGGCAAGAAGTTATTTCTGCAACGTTCCTCTTTGTCAGCCTGCAAAAGCTTGTAGACCTTAGCTATCTCAGGAGAATCCTCTGGCAGTACATCTACTAGCTGGATGTATTTCTGGATCTCTTCCCGGCTAAGTAGACTCACCTGATCTCTATCGTTCGCACTTTATTCGGGTTCAAGGAAAGCTTCCCTTGTTCGCGTAATGAATGAATGATCCTGTGAATATTGGACCGACTCTTCATCCCAAGCCCCGTGGCGATGTCCTGCATGGACGGGGCGTGTTTCTTCATTTCAATGTAAGTCTTGATGAACTCCAAAACCAGCACCTGCCTTTTGGTGATCCCATTAACTTTTGGCACTTCAGCTCCTATGTTTTACGTGGAACATGGCGAAGTTTAAACGGGAACATCCGTTCCTGCAACTGTTTAAACATATTCCCCATTAGTATGGAACCAAAAAAAACAAGGGGGGGTGTTTATATATACAGTAATGTATGCCATACAGTACTACAGAATTGATAGGGGGAGGGGGTGTTCGTGTTTGGTGTAGAGTAAGTGGTGGGATGTGTGGAACATAGCGTATACACGAGGGGGGGTGGTCGCAACGCAGCCTGGGGGGGTGGGTACGGGTGGGGTCTCGATACCCCCCGCATCACGTTTGACCCCATGACCCTGTTTAAACATTGTGTTGCTCACGTTGCGATGCTTGCATTGCATACGATGCCTAAGTTAGGCACTGCGTTTCTTTATTGGCTGTACGTTTTCAAGCAATGACAAATGCGTTTTCAGTTCCTCTTTCAGTTTTTGAGTGCTGATCTCTTCGATCTTCTGCTCAACCTTGTCAGTAAACATGCCAACAGCACGGCCCATGAGTTCCAGTGCCTTAAGCTGCGTTCCCTCTTGCTTAGCTTTACGTGCGTGATCGAACAATTGGCTCATCACGTGTTCGCGTGTAGCTACAGCGTTGTCTATTACTTTTCTGCGGTAGTCGTCAGAGAGGGCCTCTAGCAAAGTATTTATCCTCGGGTCCTGCATCAGTTTGTTCGCGCTTGCCACAATCGTTGCGTTCTTATTCGTCCGCACGTTGTATGCATTCCGATACGCTAACGATGGCGATTGACCAGCCAGAAGATTATTCACGAACATGTGCATCTTCGTTGTTAGTCTTCGGCTCTGTTTCTTTACATCACCTTGTTCCTGGTCAACACCATAAATTTTCCCTGTCTTTGTTTTCTTCTCTCTTATCTTTGCAACCGCTGCCTGCATCCCTTCGGGAGTGTCTATCCCTGGCACGTTCGTGCTTGCATCAATCACGTCTTCTTCTGAGTGTTGCTGTAGCTGTTCAAGTAATTGCTCTTTGTCCATCTTTTGCCTCTCTACGTGCTGCTGCTTGCACGAATCAACATACGACAATTGCACTGAACAATCGTTGTTTAAACATTGCATGTCAAATGTTTGTTCGCGTATTCAATGCAAAGTGAATTCAATGCATGTGTTTCTTTCTTTATTTTTCTGCGATCGATTCATGCTGTTGCACTTCGTGCTTTAAACGCCCCAGGCTCATCGAATGAGCCACTGCCAGGACGCAGCCCCGCTACCCCCTGCAGCAGCCCCCCGCGTACCTGGTATGAGGCTGTCCCTAATTAACCCAGAATTGCCCTGGAACCCGCACCAGGACTGGATCCTTGTTCGTGCTTGCATGGCCGATTGGCACGTGCTAGCATCAGGGGGTGTGTATAGGTTTAAACGGTGCGATGCCAGAGCCGTGATCAGCGCTGATCGAAATGGGCAGACGTGCGATGCCAGAGCGTCTTAAAAAAAATGGGCCACAGCAGGCAGTGCAAGTGCCTGCAGAGTGAATAAAGGCTAGTAGGCTCTGCCCCCGGAGGGATCAGGCAACCGAACGAGATAAAGACTCTGACCGCTTTGACCTACGGGATGACAGCCGTAGCGAGTGCGACAGTCCGTAGCGATACGTTCGTTCTTTCTGACGTGCGAGCCGAGAGCGTCAATAAATAAATGCGGTAGACATGCCACGTCTCAAACAGACGGCAAAGGGTTCAGCCCAGTTCGCATTGCTGTGGGCAGTGCGAACGCAGATGCGCCCTGCATCAACACGAACACACGTTCGTGCATCAAACTTTGGAGGCTTTTCAAAAATGAAGATCAAAACAAGTGAGTTAAGCAGTGAGCAGTTGGATCGGGTGGTGGCACATATTCAAGGATATGCAGAAGGGCCGAATGGTAGTTTTTGGATTACCGAGGATGACTGCGTGGACTTCAAACCCACAACCGATTGGGCGCAAGGTGGGCCGATCATTCAGTCAGAGCGAATTACGCTTGATGTCATAGATTGTGGGGAGACATGGATAGCCCAAGATTATTGGAAGGAATTTCCGGAGGTCGAAGATTCGACTCCCCTTGTCGCCGCCATGCGGTGCTATGTATTTAGTGAGTTAGGTGATGAAGTGGAAGTTCCCGATGAATTAAACAACCTGGAGGCTTAAATGAATACACGTGAAGAATGGCTGACCCGCGCGGTCACCGAATTGCGTCCCGTGTATGACGCTATGAAGTTCCCATTACCCGCGAACATTCGTGTGACGTGCGGCTTTCCTAGCCGTCACGCCAGGGCCAGGAATCGTTTCATTGGCGAGCATTGGTCCGGTGCTGCAAGCGAAGACGGGACGCATGAGATTCTGATTTCACCTGTCGAAGATGATCCCATTGAAGTGTTCGCGGTTCTGGTGCATGAGTTGGCTCACGCAGCAACGGATGGCGATGGGCATGGCGCAGCGTTTAAACGTTGTGTTCGTGCGCTGTGGCTTGAGGGTAAACCGACAGCTACACGTCCAGGCGATAAGTTCCGGGGAGAGTTTGCCCCGCTGATCGATTCCCTGGGAGCGTATCCACATGCCCGACTGAATGTGGGAGTGAATGCAGTCAAGCAGTCAACACGCCTGATCAAGGCGTCCTGTCCTACCTGTGGTTACACCATCCGGTTAT